CTTAAACTTACAGAAATAGAGACAATTCTTAAAGGCATCCTGCCTAAGGATCTAATTAATATCTCTAACCTTAATCAGGCTTTAGCTCTACTAAATACTATTAGCGGTTTTGGTGGTGGCGGTATGGCATCTCACGCTAACCCTATTTTAAGTGATCCAAATGCTAGTCCTAAAGGTTTCCCTACGGGTGCCGCTATAAATGATGCTCTTGCAGCTGGGAGTTTTGTGCCTATCGTGCCCGGTACAGGTGGCGTATACGGCGGCTCGGGTCGTGCCGGTGCTTATCCGTCCTATGGTTTCCCGGGCTCGGATATGGGCTACGGTGGAGGATCTACTTACGTTGATATAACAATCAATGCAGGTTTTGGTACAGATCCCGAGGAGTTAGCCCGAGTCGTTGAAAATGTATTTAATCAATCTACAGATAGAGGCACGTCCACTAATCGCAGCTCTGGGGTATATGTCGCATGACGTGGCTACCGGAGTGGAAAATTATCGTAGGTACGACCGTCTACGACAACGTACTCAGCGTTACAATGGCAACAGGTCGAGACGATATAGACCTACAATGCAACGCCGGATATGCGCGTTTAGAGATCGTCAATACTAATAACCTACCTTTTGATATTGATGTAACCGATAGTTTAACCCTTGAGTTAAAAAACAGCTCGGGCACTTATGTGCCTGTATTTGGCGGTACAGTCTCAGATTTTGGCATATCCGTACGCTCTCCCGAGGATATAGGTTTTGTAACAATCGGTAATATATTAGCCGTAGGATCCTTGGCTAAATTAACTAAAGCCCTCTTTCCCGATGCCTTGGCTAAGGATGACGATGGTAATCAGATATACGACATACTTAACGAGCTACTTATTAATTCTTGGTTTGAGGTAGCCTCAGCTTTACAATGGCAAAACTACGACCCTACGACAACGTGGGCCAATGCTGAAAACGTAGGGCTTGGCGAGATAGATCAACCTGGACTATACGAGATGATATCAAGAGCTGCCGAGCCTTTTAGTAGCTACAATCTATGCGCTCAAATTGCACAAAGCGCTCTCGGCCAGCTATACGAGGACAAAGCCGGGCGAGTGTGTTATGCCGATGCCGATCACCGTACGACTTATCTATCAACTAACGGCTATACGACTATCTCGGCTAATTACGCTACTCCCTCGAGTATTAAAACGATTTTGCAGATAGGCAAGATCCGTAACTCCCTAGTGTTTAATTATGGTAATAATTACAATAATAGCGCTACGGCTGTAGATACAGACTCGGTAGCCAATTACGGCAGGTACCAGCGTAACGTTACCTCTAATCTGCACAATTTGGCCGATGTTAATACCGTAATGAATAGAGAGCTTGGCCTACGCGCTATCCCTAGAGAGCAGCTACAAAGCCTCACCTTTAGACTAGATAACACTACCTTGCCAGATGCCGAGCGTAATAAGCTCATAGACGTATTTTTTGGGCAGCCTATGATTATTAACGATCTACCGATCAATATGTTTAACGGATCTTTTAACGGCTTTGTGGAGGGCTTTGCTATTAGAGCTACGCCGGCTTATGTTGATATGACCCTAACCTTAAGCCCTACAGATTTCTCACTAGTCGCGCCACAATGGGACACGGTGACACCGGCTAACCTGATTTGGACGGGCGTAAATGCTACGCTTGAATGGGAAAACGCAATAGGAGGCTTGACATAATGGCAACTACTACCCCTAATTTTGGTTGGCCGGTGCCTACGAGCACCGACCTAGTTAAAGATGGAGCTACGGCTATTGAGGCACTAGGTGACTCGATCGATGCCTCGTTGCTCGATCTTAAAGGTGGTACTACAGGACAGGTGTTGAGTAAAAACTCAAATACCGATATGGATTTTACTTGGGTAACAGATGCAGCCGGAGATATTACAGGCGTAACAGCCGGTACAGGTTTAACAGGTGGCGGTACATCCGGATCGGTAAGCCTTGCTTTTGATGTTGCTAATTATGGCGGTGGCCAATATGCAGCAGGTAAAAATAAAATTATTAACGGTGATTTTGGAATAGCACAAAGAGGCACATCGATCACAATGGGCCAAAATGGTTATAACTTAGATCGATGGACGGCATCGGTAGCTACAGCTTTTCCAACAGGTACCATTTCACAACAGGTTATGACACCGGGCAACACTATTACAGGTTATGAATTTGCAAATTTTGCAAGAATTAATCCAACAGTAGCCAACGGTTGTACCTCTTGGCAATGGACTCAGAAAATTGAGGATGTGCGTACTTACGCTAATCAAGCTATTACCGTTTCTTTTTGGGCTAAAGCAGATGCCTCATGCACGGCAACAATAGATATTTTACAAAACTTTGGTAGTGGTGGCAGCGCCACAGTAACAGGTATGTCCGCTCAAAATATAGCTTTAACTACAGCATGGACACGATTTAGTTTTACGGCAACAATGCCATCAATAAGCGGAAAAACAATCGGTACCGGCAGCTCTTTGGATGTACGGTTTTCAATGCCTTTAGCGGCTGGTGTGTTGCGCTTGGGCACCTATGATTTTGTAGGAGTGCAATTAGAAGCCGGATCTACAGCTACTCCATTTCAGACAGCAAGCGGTACTATCCAAGGCGAATTGGCGATGTGCCAGCGGTATTACTATCGCACCTCTCCTAATGCTAGTGGTGCTCCGGTAACTAATACGGGTGGAATTATCACGACGACTATTGCTCAGGTTTATGTCCCGATGCCTGTAACAATGCGAGTAAATGTTGCTGCAATAGATTACTCAGCGATCGATTGGTATAATTTTGGAAACAACACTACTTATAATTCTGGCACTTACACACTCACAGCCGCTACTCCAAATTATGCCTCTGTGCGTTACACACATGGATCGGCCATTTTTACGGCTGGTCAAGTAGGAGCATTTGTTTCTAATGGATCCAGCGCATATCTAGGCTTTACGGCAGAGTTATAGGAGATAAAAAATGGATAAAATTACTTATTTTACAGATGAATTAGACGGTGTAGAGCACGCAATTATCGATCACGGTAACAGCAAGTTTACCTCAATGCTTAAATCTACTTATGAGGCTATGCAAGTAGATGGAGACTAGTTACAACGGCTACCCGGCCTCTAAAGATGCGGCAGAAATAAAAATAAAGTCCTACCCTGTAAAGGGTACGGATCGTAAACTAAGGTGTGCCGAGAGTGTGGGCCCACTCTTGGCCGCTTTTGCCGCTGAGTTTCACGAGCTGATCGAGCCAATAGACGAGGGCACTTTTGATGACTGGGGTTATGCCTATCGGATGGTTAGAGGTAATCCCACAAAACTATCGTGTCACTCATCCGGCACGGCTATCGATCTCAATGCTACAAAACATCCTCTCGGCAAGGCTGGCACTTTCCCAGCTGAGAAAATACCTATGATCCGTGCGCTCGCCAAAAAGTACGGCCTCAAGTGGGGCGGCGATTTTAAGACACGGCCAGACGATATGCACTTTGAGGTAGAGGTATCAGCGGTAAAGGCTAAGGCTTTAATCTCTAGTTTAGGTTTATAGTAATACAAATCCTAAAGGGCATTTAGGAGCAAGACAATGAAAGAGCAAGCAATCGCGGTAGGTAAGTCCTATCTTAGATCAGCTGTAGCGTGTGCGGCAGCTCTCTATATGAGCGGTATTACCGATCCAAAAGTATTAGCCAATGCGTTTATCGCTGGGCTAATCGGGCCACTACTTAAGGCCGTACAACCGTCCGAGGGACAGTTTGGCGTAACTAAGTAATGGAAAGAGCCCAGCTTGTAATTGGTATTACCTTGGGGGTATTTACTATTTTGGGGTTATGGGCTGGGCTCATCCGTAAATTGGTCATCTATTATTTATCAGAGTTAAAGCCGGACGGTAACGGCGGCCATAACCTTGCCGGGCGTGTTGAGCGTATCGAGCTGAGAGTGGATCGTATTTACGAGCTCTTGCTCGAGGACAGGCTAGCCAAGTAGCGACACGCCAAGAGGCTATAGGCTTTCATTTCTGACAAAAAGCCCTCATACTGATACTACAAACGCTGAGAGGGCTACTCGGTTAGTAGCTTGATCGGCCTTAACAAAGGGCGAAAGATGAATAGTGCAGATATATTAGTAAGCCTTGGAGCTTGTGCT